AAACCACGAATATTTATTCCTACTGCATTAGCTATACGATTAAAAAATCCTTTAGCTTTATTACCTTTAGTATCTATATTAATTGTTTCTTGGCTACCTAATTTAAATTTATCTTTTAATCCTAATAGTCTATTAAACTTTTTAAAATCAACATTATCATCAATTAATCCTGCATTATTTCTAACTACAGCTTCATATTTAGTATTTTCATTTTGTATAGGTAATAAACCATGTCTATTAAAATGTATACCAAATGCATTAACTGGTACTTGGGCTAATGTATTTAATCCTAAATTATAGATACGAGTAGGACCAACATTACTATTAAATCTATTTAAAAATCCACTAATAGGATTTGATGATTTTTTAACCTCTAAACGTGGGTTAGATAATTGTAGTCCAACTTGTTTAGCTATAAACAATGGACCTTTAGGTAAATCTTTTAAAAATTTAAATACGCGAGCTGTATCAACAGCACCTGCTACTGCAGCATTCACTGTTCCACCTCTAACTAATCCATCATCAAACTTAATACCTGGATTTGCCTTATTAATATCTTTTTTAATATAAGGTTGTCCACTATCACCTCCATCTTGACGGTCTTGTCCGTACTTAAGTGATTTTAAGTTTGTCTGTAGATTTATTAAAGGCATCTTACACTATTAATAGCGTCCACCACGTGGACCTAAATCTTTATACTGACGGCCTCTTACTGATTTATAGATTTGAGATACAATACCACTTATTGCAAGATTTGGAGCTCTAAGATCTAACTCATCTAATCTAGATTCAGCTGGTACAGTAGTTACACCATTGATGTTAAAATCTTTTAATCTTACTGGAGGGATAGAATTAACAGAAAATGTGTTTTGTAATTTACTAACAGCAGGATTAGTATTATTAGTAGAATCAACATAGCCCCATGCTGGTTGAGACGGTACTGCATTGATATTATTACCACTTAAACTTAATCTGCTTGTTGATGGGTAATTAATTGGCATGATTATGAATTTTTAATTGTTTGATATAAATATGTAAATTTTATGCTACTTGATATGAGCCTTGTGTTAGTGTTGAACCAACTTTTTTACCATCCATATTGATTGATGTATCTTTGTTGTATAATCTATCTACAGCAACTTTAACTTCGTTAATAGCAGCAATCATTGGTGTTAAATCAATACCAGTATTAATATTTTCTTTTTCTTCACCACCTATTCCAATAGCGGATAATGCTGGTGCTACAGCTCCTAATGCTGTTAGTGCTAATATTGTTGGGAGTGCTAATATTCCTGAAAAGCTCATAGCTGCTAATCCAGCAGATATTCCAAACAATGCAGGTCCTAATAATAATAAACTTGGTAATGATTGTCCTAATTTAGATATCATGTCTCCTAAACTAGTTACAATAGAAGAAATTCCAGTTGCTATTGAAGTTACAATTTTAGAAATAGCATTACCCAATGTTTCAATTGTAGGGGCTATAAATTGTATTGCTTTTCCTATACCCATTAAAGCAAGAGTAAAAACAGCAATACCTAATATAATTTTAGGGCTACTTAAAGCATTTCCTATAGATTTAAATCCTGCTCCTATACCTGTTAAAGCAGATTGAATTGCTTTACCGTTTACAAATTGTAATAATAATAAAGCTGGTATTGCTGGTGTAAGTGCTACTAAAGCTAATGCTGATCCTACTACTTTTAATATATCTGCTGGTGATACTTTATTAAAAGATGCTATACCGGCTGATATTCCTTTAAGTGTATTTTTAGTTCCTTCACCAGCTTTAGGACCACCAGCACCTGCTTTATCTCCAGCGCCAGCAGCTTTTTCAGCTGTTTCTTTTGTTTTATCTTCCCCTTTAAGCATTGATTGAAATCCTCCTTTACTAAATAATTTTGTAAAGTTTTCTTTTATACTAGTACCTATTCCCATAACACTTTTACCTACATTAGCAAAACTACTTGCTATTTTTGGTAAGTAACTTAATGCTACTAATCCAATTAATGGATATAATATATACCATTTAGAAAGTATACTTGATATTATTTCAGCAGCACCTGCTAGTAAATCAATAAGTGGAGAAGCTATCTGTATTACACTTGAAAAAGCAGATTTTAATTTTTCAACAGCATTTGTAAATTTTTCTTGTGCTGATTGAGCTTTTAATTGTTCATATGCTTGTTCACCATATTTTGCTCTAACACCATCAGCACCTATTTTCATTGCTTCTTGTTGGTAAACCATAGCAGCTAACTGCTCACGGTTCATTCCTAAAGCTTTAGCTGTTGCCTCTTGAGCTAATCTATTACCTGAGGCAAAAGCACCAATTACTTCTTCATTTTTACCTATCTCTTCAGATAGAGTTTTCATATCATTAGATAAAGCAGCTGCTCTAGCTCTTTCTAAATTCATTTGTTTGCCTGTAAGTAATTCTGCTTTTAATTCGTCTTCAATTGATGATTCAAAATTTAATAAAGAATCAGCTGTAGACTCCATTTGTTGCAATGTAGTTCCTAATTGTTTTGCAGCAACAACAGCTTGAGCTATTTTTACAGGATTACTACCTAAACTAACAGCAGTAGCTTTACTAGTACTAGCTACTTCTTTCATCACGTCTTTAAGCAAAATAGTAGTTTTACCTTGCTTATTCATTGCACTTACTGTTTTACCTACATTATCTAAAACCGCTTCAGTGTTTGTTGACTGCATTCTAGATAGTGTAGTTAATTGAGCTGCTTCTGTATTTGACAAACCTAATCTTCCTGTTAGGTTAGTCATTGAGACTAAAGCCTGAGAACCATAATCAGCAACAAAACCCATTGATTCAGATAAATCAATAAAGGATTTTTTTAATTTTTCGCCATTTATGTAAGCATCAAAAACATTATTACCAACAAAATTTAGTTGAGTGTTTAATTTATAAGCTTGTCCATAGGATACTCCTAATGATTTTTCAAAAGCAGCAATTCCTGTACTTCCTTTTAATAAGGAATTAAATATAAAAGTAACTATAGTTAAAGGATCTAATATACCTTCTTTTATACTTTTACCTATAGCTTTAAAACCAGCAGCCATTACTTTAGTTTTATCTTGAGTTTTAGCAGCTTCTTCTTGCATAGCTTCCATAACCTTTCCAGTTTGAATAAACTGGCCAACAATAGGAATTTTATTTAGGCCTTTTACAAGGTTACCTAAATTACCCATTGCTTTTTCTTGTTTTTGAACAATCTTAAGTTGTTCATTAAGCCCTTCTATATAATCTTTATTAGCAGCATCAACATCGTTTAATTGACGGTTTAGTTGTTCTTTTAAATCATTTTGTTCACCAGTTAAATTATTAATTCTTTTTTCAAGAATTTCTCTTTTAACTTTATAATCTAATATTTGTTTTGATATATCTTTAGAAGAAGCTTGACCAGCATTTATTTTAAGCTGGTTGTCAATCATTTTGTCGGTAGAACGTGCTAGTGATTTTAGCTGTTTTTCTACATCTTTACCAAATATTTTAGTAATACCATCAGCTTCATTTAAAGCATCTTGAAAAATATCCCCAATCTGTGCTGCTACGGATTTAAGCGTATTTTCAACTATTTGGGAGGTTTCAAGTACCTTTTTTTTAATATCATCTGCTGATTCTGCCATAATATATTATTGCTCCATATAAATATTAAAAGCGCCTATTTCTTAGGCGCTTTAGTTATGTATGTAGGTTGTTGTTTTGAGGCTATGTTAGGACGTGATATTTCTTTACCTGATTTATTTTTTAACATGTTTTGTTGTTTTTCAGCTTCTTCACGTTCTTTTTCGTAAAATTCTTTAATTTTTTCAAACGTAAATTTACGAAGCCAAATAGGCATATTATATACTGTGTCCCAATCATACCCACCTTTTCCATGAAACACGATTTCATGTATCATAGAAAATATATATATCCTATATTCTGGCGTCAGGCCAAAAAAAGTTAAGAGAAATTGGAATATCTATACCCTCCCCTGTATAATTTTCATTTTCAGGCTTAAATATTAAACTAATATCTGGAGATACTTTACTATAATATTCACGTAATGCTCTTGCGTCTTTAGCAATTAAATAATTATCAACAAAATCACGAATATCTTTAGCATCTCGTTTATTTTCAATAGATGTAATAATATATTTTAAACGTGTAGTAACATCAGAAGAACTATCCGGTTTAATTTTTTGTAAACCTTTAATTTCAGCTTCTATTTTCTGCTCATCACCATGTGTTAGCAACTTAAAAGTAATATTATTACCTGAGTGTGGTAAGGTAAAAGCAAATTCGTTTATTTCGCGTTTAAATAATGATTCATCAATTATTTTATTTTCTAACTTAGATAAATCTATTGATGCTTCTATCTCTTGTCCTTGGTTTGTATATTTAAATGAATAATCTTTACCATATCCTAAAATACGAGCAGCAATCATTATTGCATTTTTATCACCAATTAATAATTCATTAAAATCAATTGGAGTAATAATTAATGCTTTAAGTAACTTATCTAATACAGTACCATTTTTTAAATAATTAGCATTAGTAAGAATATCTTCTTCTTTTGCTGTCATATACTTCATTTCAATCTCACCTTTGGATAATGGTGATGTTTCAGGATACAATAAACCTTTTGAAGGTAATGTAACCATTTCTGTTGGTAATTTTAATTCGGCCATAAACTTATTTTATTTTGTGTGTATATAAATATATGCAAAAGGAAAGCGTCTGCCAAAGCAGACGCTTAAAGAATAGAAATATGAAGAGTGATTAGAAGTTTAATACACAATAGTCCATAGCTACTTCTATAGTTAAGCTAATAGGTGCATCTGTGCTCCAATCATAATCACCAAATTTAGCTGATTTGCAATAAGCACCTTTGATAATCCACTCACCTACGATATCACCTACTGGACCCAAAATATTTAATGTTAAATCTTTTTTATAGAAATCGGAATAACCATCACGACCAGTTACTGATTCGTGTGCTAAACGAGCCCATTCCATTACAGCTTGTGCGCCTGATGGAGTTACTGGGTCATATAACTCTATTTGCATATTATCCCATTTAACTTTACCTTTAACTTTACGATAAACGTTAATATGATCTAAGACAAGTTCACCTGCATCAAATCCAGGAGCAGATGTTTTTTTAATTAAATATGCTGGAATACCATCAATATACATGATAAAGCGATTCTGAACTTTTGGTTCAAACGCTGTAAACATGATTTCGTTAGGGTTTAATACTGCCATTTTATGTTATTGTTTAATTGCTATTAATAAATATTAACTGGTTAAATCTCTTAAGCAGGAAATTCAGCACCAGTTGGAGTTAAGTTAAAGTTTAATATAATGAATTCAGCAGTTTTAGTTGGTTGGATAAAGATCTGACCCACTAATTGATTACGATCAACTACATCAGGTGTATTATTAGAATCATCCATTACTACTTTATAAGAGAATAAACCTTGACGTTGTACTACAGATTCAAGATATGGATTTACTTGACTTAAGAAACGATTACGAGTAACTGCTGTATTTTGTTCAAATATTAAGTTACGAGCAACACCACCAATAAAGTCTTTTAACGCAATTAACAAACGACGAACGTTTACGCGATCAAGAGCTGTTGGTTTACGTTGTAATGTTTTCTGACCCCAAACACATACTCCAGTACCTGGGAATGTAGCTAATGGGTTAACATTACCTGTATATAATGTATCAC